AAGCGTCAGCACGGGAACACAACCACGAAGAATCAGAACACATGGCTTGCCGACCTGCGCGAGCAGGGCTATGCAGCTGCCGTAGCTTACGGCTGGGAGCAGGCGGCGAAGATCATCACAGACTATATGGAGGAAGTATATGAAGCTTAAAGACATTGCCAAGCTGTGCAAAGCGCGCGGGATAATAACGCTCACGCCGGTGGGCGGCACGCAATGGATCGGCGACCTCGGCGCGGCTTTCCCCGCACTCGGTATGCCGTTCATGGATGAAGAGACCGTGGGCGTGTGCCTTGACTTCGACGAGGATACCAGGAAGAAAGTCAAGGTCTGCAACATCACCTTTACAGACTACGAGCTCGACGAATATGTAGAGGGAGACAAAGAGCTTTCGAGCGTTCTACTTAGGTTCCTTTACTACGGCAGGACAGTAGACGCATGGAACACAGCGGACGGAGATATAGTGTTCCTCGATGCGGCATACACAAAGCCGCTGCTCGCGGATGATGATAGGACGCGGCTGTTTGTCCGGCGTAAGATCGGCCGCGACTTCGGGTATGTGATCGGCAAATCCGGGATGTTTGTCACGGCAATTATAGAGCCTATGAGATTCCAGAACGACGATTCCGGGCACGGTCTGTTCCTTTCTCACGCGCTGGCGCAGGTGCTGAACGAGGTGGACAAGCAGGTGAACACCGAGCCCGACACAGACCCGGAGACGGGCGAGATCGTATGAGCGACCGGCTCACACACCTATCCTTATTCACCGGCATAGGCGGGATTGACCTCGCTGCCGAGTGGGCAGGATTCACCACCGTAGGCCAGTGCGAATGGGCGGACTATCAGACCAAAGTCTTAGAAAAGCACTGGCCGGATGTGCCGCGGTGGCGAGACATCAGAACCCTGACAAAGGAGAGCTTTTATGAGCACACAGGACTACGAACAGTTGACGTTATTTCCGGCGGATTCCCATGTCAGCCATTCAGTGTGGCTGGAAAGCAAAAAGGCAAAGGGGACGACCGTTACCTCTGGCCTGAGATGCTCCGAGTTATCCGAGAGCTGCGCCCGCATTGCGTCGTCGGTGAGAACGTACCTGGAATCATCAAGATTGCCGCCGGGCAGGTGGTCAAGGATCTGGAGCACGCTGGCTATAACGTCGTCGTGTTCAATTATGAAGCTGCGGCTGTCGGAGCTTGGCACAGAAGAAGCCGGGTCTTCTTTGTGGGCTACGCCGAACACGATGGACAGCATGGACTGCCGCAGCTACGAGGCAATGAAGAGACAGGCAACGAACGGCGGCAGGAAGAACCGGCGCCGGCCCAGCAATTTGAGGGAGCGGGTGAACCCGCTGATGTGTCAGGCATACGAGGATGCGAGCGCGGAAGCGAAGCTATGGCCGACGCCAACGGCAAGGGACTACAAGGGTGCAAACAGCCTGGAACATCTGACGCAGCCGAAGACACCGGGGAACATCCACCACGTGGGTCAGCTGGCGAATGCCGTGAAGTTATACACCACGCCATGTGCGGCGGACAGCCAGGGCAGCACGGGCGGTGGGAATCACAGGAGATTGCGGACGGACGTTGCTGGGCAACTGAACCCGACGTGGGTAGAGTGGTTAATGGGCTTCCCAATCGGGTGGACAGACTTAAATGCTTAGGCAACGCTGTTGTACCGCAGCAAGCGTACCCGATATTCAAAGCACTAAAGGAGGAACTGACATGACAAACGAGGAAATCATTAAAGCCCTGCGCGTTTGCGGCAGGGGAGAGTGCGACGGATGCCTGGCACCTGAACAAGCATGCGGCGCACTGTGCACCGAGGCCGCATCTGCCCTTGAGAATCTGGTAGAGCTGGCAAGAGAGAATGAGAAGAGGGAGGACGAAGCAGAAGAGCATGCCGCGAACCTCAAGCATAAGCTTGTCTGCAAACAGACCGAGAACAACATTCTGCGTTCAGAGCTGCGCCGAATGTTCCAGCTCTACGTAGCCGCGGAGATGCGGGCGGACACGGGCGTGAGTGCGGAGGAGCGGGATGACGACTGACAAAAAGATTCTTGATGCGACCTGCGGATATCGGACGATGTGGTTCAACAAAAACCACCCGGCGGCTATCTACTGCGACAAGCGAGCGGAAGCGACAAGCGGAGTGTGGAAAAGCACCAGCAGACAAAGCGAGAGGCAGTGCGTGATCGCCCCGGACATACAGTGTGATTTTACAGAACTTCCTTTTGAAGACAACACATTTGCGCTGGTCGTGTTTGACCCGCCTCACCTTAAAAGTGTGGGGGAAAATGCGTGGATGGCCAAGAAGTACGGCAAGCTTGATGTGAACTGGCCGCAAATGATTCACGACGGATTCAAAGAGTGCATGAGGGTACTCAAGCCCGACGGCGTGCTCATATTCAAATGGTCAGAGACACAGATACCGGCGGCTGATGTCTGGAAAGCGATAGGAGAGAAACCTCTATTCGGACATCACAGCGGAAAGAAGATGCAAACATTCTGGGGATGCTTTATGAAACTGGAGGATTGACCATGCCTATATACTACGAAGCCAAAGCATTAGAGCGGGCGATAGACACCGCACCGAGGATAACCCCAAGCACGAAGTCTGTGTTGAAGAAGATCATACGCAGCGCGCCGGTGGCCGACGTCGCCCCGGTGGTGCGTAGATGCTGGATTGAGAAGCCGTTCCTGATGGGGATATCACGATTTTGCAGTAAGTGCGGAGATAACTTCGGCATGCCGCATGGAGTATATCGCTATTGCCCGACATGCGGCGCGAAGATGGATTTGGAGGAGAGTACAGATGCCTGATTGTAAAGCATGCGGAGCGTGGTTCGGGTCTGTCGCGCCGCAAGATTTGTGCCCCGCCTGCGAAAGAGCATTAGCACGGCTAAAAGGCTACGCAGTTCCAGTGGTGTGGTGCAAGGACTGTAAGCATTACAGGATATTTCTGAAACGGGATATGTGTGCGAAAAACGCCCAAGTGCTTGACGGGCATGAAGTGGGCTTGACAGCCACAAACCCGGATAATTTTTGCAGCTACGGAGAAAGGAAGAGCGGATGAAAGCGGTTTTAATCAGCATACGTCCGGAGTGGTGCGCGAAGATCGCGAGCGGTGAGAAGACAATCGAGGTACGGAAAACGCGCCCGAAGCTGGAAACGCCGTTCAAGTGCTACATCTACTGCACACTACCCAGGTACCCGCATGAGGACTTCATTGAAACGGATTATCCGAAGCCACAGTTTTACGGCGGCGGAAAGGTCATTGGAGAGTTTACCTGCAACAGAGTAACAAACCTTTTTTCAAACAGCAGGTTTTGGCTGGACGAGGATGATATTTTACACACGTGTTTGTCTGCTGCGGAAATGCGAAAATACGCAAACGGCGCAAATGGATTGTACGGCTGGCACATCTCCAACCTGAAAATCTACGATAAACCGCGAGAGCTGCGCGAATTTACCGGCTTGCGACAGACAAAATTCGGAGCAGAACCGGTGCCGATCACGCGCGCGCCGCAGGGCTGGTGCTATGTGGAGGAGCATAGAAAGGAGAACAAATGACATACATTATCAATCCCATGTGGTTTTACTGGCTTAGCGTTGCAGACAAAATCTGCAGGGGCACTTGCTCGCTTGCTATTCTGCTGGCTATCTTTTCGGCTACTGCATACATCGCGGCAGCGGCTCTCAAATTTAATGCGCTTGACGACGATGGATTCAACAGAAAATGTTCTGCTTACATAGTCGGAGCCAAAGTGCAAAGAGTCGCGACCGTACTTGCTGTTCTTACTGTAATCCTGTTTGCAATTTCCGCTTTTATTCCATCAAGAGAAACGCTGATTGAAATGCAGATAGCGAGATTCGCAACCGTTGAAAATGCCGAATGGACATTGGACGCTATTAAAAGCGCTACTGACTATATCATATCGGCAGTAAAAGAGCTGGGATGAAATGGATAAACTGGGGGTATGATGGATGCCTGAATTAAAACCCTGCCCGTTCTGCGGAGAGAGCGGGTACTCTGTTCACCTGCAAAAGATCATCTATGCCAATGAAGATTACAAACGTTGGAAAGTAATTTGCGAAACATGCGGCGCTGAGATGGCGGAGTTTGTTACACCGGAGCGGGCGATCGAGGCATGGAACAGGAGGACAAGCAATGACGGAGGAGCGGGAGCATAACGCGCCCGCCCTCCCCGAAAAGACAAAGTAGATTGTAAGGTGCTGCCGGTCAGCGGCAGCACCTTAGAGCCCACTTTGAGGCGGAGAATATTGAAAAAGCAGACGCGCGCGCACGCGCGTTTGCGAGCTCGGTAAGAGCCTAAGTAATCTGCCATTCTTTAATAGAGAGAAGAGGAGCGCACCATGAAGGACGGATATTGGGTAGTCAGAACATACGAAGCCGGGCAGGTCGGCGAGAAGACGAAGTACTTCGTTCTCGGTGATCGCACCCGGCGCAACAGACGCAAGGAAGAGTCCAGCATCAAGAAGCAGGAGCAGAATGAATACTCCACGAAGAAGCGCCTTGCCCGCCTCATCAACGCAAACTTCACACACGGAGATATCCTCCTCGGTCTTGACTACTCCGATGCATCATACAAAAAGCTCGAGCGCTCCGCCCGGAAAGCTGCCCCGGATTATGACAGCCTGCCCGAAGAGGATCAGCTGCGCTGCATCCGTGAAGCTGCTGCCCAGGAGATGGTGAACTATCTCCGTCGGGTGAAGCGCGTCCTCGAAAAGGAAGGCCGTGCTGATGAACTCAAGTACATAGCGATCACATCCGACATGGACGGCGACACAAAGGAGACCGTGCGCGTTCATCATCACCTGATAGTCCCGGCCTCATGCGAGCACATCATACGCATGAAGTGGGGACACGGCGGCACGTACTGCAAGCCCCTGAGCAAGCAGGAGGATTATATGCCGATAGCAGAGTACCTGATAGCTCAGGTGCGTGGAACGCTCAACGCAAAGAAGTTCGTATCGTCACGCAATCTCATCCGCCCGCAGCCGAAAGACCGCGTAGCCGTGAGCGACGCCGAGATCAGAGTGCCCCGCAACTGCAAGCTTATCCAGCGCGCAGAGTATAAGCGCGGCGCACCTCAGTACATCCGTTACATCCTGCCGGAGAAGAAAGCAGCAGACATAAGCAGCAGCGACGGAGAGCCCGCCGCAGAAAGGAGCAAGACATGAAGAACAAAAGCAACATGGTTTACGATCACCTGTGCGCGACGTGCTATCAGAAGCTAAACACGCT